AATAAATTAAAATGCACCCCAAAAATCGACTTCTTCTGTAAGAGAAGATGGAACGCCAGTACCGTAAATATAATTAAAACCAGTTGGTTTTCCGAGATTTGAAAAATAAGTCGTTGTGACAAGCTGCCCTCTCATATTATAATAATTGCCTGAATCTCCTGCGTCACTAGCACATCCAAAGATTACATAATGAGCAGTATCGGCAGCAAGCAAGGCAGGACTTGGAAATGCAACTTTCGTCCAACCATCACTAGCAACGGCAGCGGCGGGAATAGTCGTTGTGTATTGCAAAACATCACCTGTGTAAATTGATACATCCAGAGCAGGTGGCGAACCCTGTTTGTGGGTAACAAATCGACACCCCTGAACCTTAAACTGCGATCCAAGTGTGAATTTAAAACCTGCTCTTTCCGTTGAATAAAACGAGCCGCCAGAAGAATATGTCATTGCACCTGTACTCGTATATCCTGAATAAGTTCCGTCAGCGTGTTTCAAAACCATCATAGCGTGGTTGTTATCAGCCGTCGCCCAAGACGCTCCATCGTATCTTTTCATCACTCCCGAATCTGTTGCGTTTGTTGCTCGATCAAATCTTACCTTGTTCGTCGCCGTGGGGTCGTCACCGGAATCGTGAGATATAACCATCCAATACTGTTGATTAAGTGTTAATGCCCCCGTAGCTGTGGCAAGTGCTTTTTCCCCCGTCCAACCAGAAGCAGAAATTGCAAAAGCAGAAGTTACCGCACCCAACGTCGTCCCGTCAGGACTTCCACCGCTGTCTGTTTCTATTCCGATATTGAGATTAATAGCACTCATGTCACCGGCTTCTCTAAGATAAATATTTACGTCAGTTACCTCGGACGTTGTTAAGGCTTTAAACTTTGCGGCAATCAAAATTGTAGGGCCGTCAAGATACCAACCTGGATAGGAAGACGTCGTGTAAATGCTATCGGCTGGCCCAAAATAGATTTCATTCCCACCGCCAATTCTTTGAGCATGAGATTGCGGTATAGCTAAAAGCAAACTCAAGAGTAGAAAACTTAGAATTTTCCTCATAGATCAATTACCGTATCCATATAATCATCAAGTTTTCGTTTGACTAGAAACTCAAGATTGTCTTTCTGTACTGCCTTTAACACCTCGGCCTTAACAGCTTGCAAAAAATCAGCAAGACTCATATCTTTGACATACTCATAGTCAAGCGTAATTTCCCTACCCGCATAAGTGTCACCGTTCACAATCGTTTCAACGACAATACTTATATTTCCCCCTATCTTGCGAACTTCCTTTGGTCTAAATTGCCAAACGTCAGCGGCAAAAGCCGTTGAGCAAACAAACATCAATGCTAAAATCAAAACTGTTATTTTTTTCATAACTTCTCCTTTTTAACTCTCCGGTATGTAGTATTCAAATTCAGGATGCCAGATCACGGTTGCGTCAACTGGGTCAACGTCCATCAAAATATAAAGCACTTTTCCTGACGGGATTACACCACTTGCTAGATCGGAATTGCTCATATCTGCCTCGGACGAGTTCCCGGTTGTAGAATCCATAACATCAATTAAAATCGGGTTTGCCCCTGGGAAAGCTCCTACGCCTGGATCGTCACAGTACATAAAATCCCCTTGAAATTCAGTCGTCGGATCAGCTTCGTTTGCCCATAGTCTCCAATTCAAGATAACTATTCCATCCGGGAACCGTGTCGCATTGAGGGTCATTAGTTTTAACTCATGATCGACGTCCCAAACAGTATTTAAACTAAAGCCCCCTTCTGCATAATGCGAAGAAGGGACAGCCACTTCCCGCGTTCCATCGTGATAAGCAAATTGCGTTTGAACCGAATCAACGCCAACTTGACCCACTCCGGCTAATGTTAAATCAGCCGCCGCATTAGGAATCTCTAAAATAACACCTGCCGAACCAAAATCATAAGTCCCTGGCGTGGCAACATCCCCGGCGAGTTTTAGGAATAGATCGTCCGTGGAATTATAGACAGCGTTTCCACCTTCCGTAATGGTATCGGCTTCCAAAGTCCCGTCAAACCATGCGTTGTTATATTCTAAAGCGTCAGTTCCAAGATCATCTGCTCCATTGGCAGAAGGGATCAAATTACCTTTGGTTGTTATGATGTCAGTCGTGTCCATATCAATATAGGTATTGACATCTACGCCCTCAAGTTTAGCCATTGAGGTTATGTCTAAGTCATTAGCGTCTGCACCTACGGCTAAGGTTGCGGCGAGACTTGATGCCCCCGCCCCCGGTAAATCGTCATAATCAATTTCCCTAATCCCAACGCCAGCTTCAAGTATCAACATCGAGTCACCGCTTGCAAACGCAGTCCTAGCGGCATAAGCAGCAATGTCAATGGCTCCTTCATCATCAAGGTACGTTATGTTGCCCCAATTAATAATCGAATTATCTATCGAGTCCGCACCGAATCTTAACGCTCCCCCTGCATCCGTATTGACATCTCCGAAATCGGTGCTAGCTGTAAAATTGGCCGGCCCTATTCCGGAAAGCGCTGAAAAAGTTACCGCGCCAGCGCCGTTATCCCTGAGATATGTGTTTGCCGCTCCCCTGGCAGTAGGAAGGATGTAATCAGTAGCCGAAGGGCCAATCGTCATTCTTCCGTTCACCCCTAATTTCCACATCGTATCGCCATCATTATCAGTTGCTAAGATGAAAGTAGCCTGATCATCGGCATCCGCGGTATATTCCAATCCCAAAAGAGAGGTTTCGTTTGCTAAATCCGCGGCGGTGTTATAAATCTTAAAAAAGGACCCTGCTGCATCGTAAATATTCGTTAAGGTTGTGTTCTCTGAAGCATGATTAAAGTCAATTGTGGTCAATCCATCGTTATCTGGATCAGCGAGATCATCCCATGCTGTCGCGCCGGCTCCACCGTCATCGTCCCATTCAAGAGTAATGACATTACCGGCGACAGCGGCGATTTCAAGAACCTGACCCGCTGTTCCGTTGGCATCCGGAAGAACCCACTTCAAGTCTGCGGCTTGGTTGGCCTCGTCATTATTAATCTCGGTATAATTAGAGTCACCGTCATAGAGGCGGACATACTTACCTCCGTCGGCTGATCCGTCCAAACAAGCACCACTGACGCAATCGCCCACACTCGTTACGTCACCAGTTCCGGCAGGAGTTTCAAACGTCGGAGCCGCCGCCGCCCCGTTTGACATCAAAAATGTTCCGTCGGCGCCAAGAGAAAGTTCTATCAAAGCACCGCTACCGTTTGAATAGAAAACATCCCAGTTGCCGGCAATGAGTCCACTTGTGACAGGGAGCCCGCTTGCATTGGTTAAAGTTCCACTTGTGGGAGTACCTAAAAGCGGAGTGACGAAAGTCGGGCTCGTTGCCCTGACAATAGATCCGGTCCCGGTCTCTGCTTCATTGCAATCGATAATCGTTCCGGTCGCCTCATAGGTGCAAACCTTTTCATCCGTCAGCGTTCCAAGGCCAGTATTGTCAACTTGATCGACGTTAAGATTCGTCACCTTAGTCGTGGACGTAACAACAAGCGGGGCCGTTCCTATTGCAATATCGCTTATGAATTGTGTGCCCGTTATAGTGAAAGCACCAACATCCCAATTTCCTGTTAGCGCTCTTGTGCCAGCAGCTAAAAGGTATTGCGTATGATCGTCATCGCCCAACCCGGCAAGGCTTCCGTGATCAATAGACCCCTGATTGACTGTCAAATTCAAATAGTCGGTCCCGCTCAATGCCACGGTAAGCAATGCATTCGAAGAAGCAATTTTATAAAATTCAAGATCAACCAAAGTCTTTTGTTTGAAAAGCCCAGTCCCGGCACTCCCCGTATTGCTTGCCGTGTTCGCTTCCCCACCGCCACCTCCCGCGCAAGCCGTGTATTCGATCTTTGTCGTATCGGCGGCAACGACTAGGCATTGCCCAGCAACAGGAGTATCAGCCGCGTCATCAAGCTCGGCGGTCCCGATTATATCCGCCTTGAGAGATCCATCCGAATTTGCAAACGTACCGAGGGCGGTATCGATAATATCCATATTATTATTAACAGTCGTGTCCCAGTCCACCTCATACCTGGACGGTTTATACAGACTCAAATTCGCAGTTGATGTACCAGCGTAGGCAAGAGCAAAAACATAAAAAAGCATTGCGAACAAAGCCAAACCAAGTATTATCTTACGTTTCATAGAAGTCACTCCCCTTATACATACCATCGGTGATACCAGTCCATTTCATAATCAAAAGTTGCTCCATCGATTATGAGAGTATTCACGCCTTCGTCCAACTCAAAGAAAAGATCGCCTGAAAAATAGGATATCGCATCGACCATCGTCGCCCCGACATGCAGCAGGACGCAACCGGCATCGCAATCAATTAGCAACGTCTGACCGGCAGCGATAGGTCCCTCGTAAGAAAACTGATGCGAGTTCCCAACGTTCTCAACGGCGATATCATCAGAAAAAGCCCACGTTCCACCGACGAAAGTAAAGATCGGATTCGTCGGAAAGTTCCCGGAATTCTCTGGGAGGATTATTGCCGGGGCGCCTGTTATGGATCCAGATAATGTGTTCACGGTCAGGCCCGCGACGTAAGGATGCGCAGAAATAAAAACCGCATCGATATCGTGGAGATGTTCGTAAAGCCCTTTACCGGGCTTCGCGCGCAGTTCTCGGCTCATGCGACACTTCGCTGAGATATTGTCATCCCTGTATTTGAGATCCCCGACTTCCCCTTGATTATGAATAGATTTATTCATGATATTCAGTTCATTCCAAAGGCTCGCTTTATCAAGGCTGAAAATCTTTCCGTTGATCTTATACGATCGGCCAGCCAAACGGCCATCAAGACCCTTGCCCTGATCCCGGCGCCGAAGATCCTGCAGGGGCGTAACGATCGTTGTCGGGATCTCTTTAAGCTGAAACGTCTGATTCGGGAAAGTGTAAGTTCCGTATTGCAAGGTATAGATCATGGGTTCCTCTTTATCTTTTCCACTTCGAAAGCAACCATTTCCGCGATCTCGCGCGGGTCGCCTTCCGGTGGATAAATATTAAACGTATGCCCTTGCAAATCATCAAAGAAGCCGAAGAATTTTTCGATCGGCGCGACGATCTCATTAGGATGGAGAGTTGCTGGGATTCCACCCTCACCGAAAGAGCCGGTCGTCGCGATGCCGGTCTGAGCCGTTGCAAGTCCGTTCTTCGCCATAACCGCGCCGTTTCGAGCGAATACAGCAGCTCCGTTCCGGGCTCCATCGGCGCCCTTTGCAAATGCACTCGGGCCTTGTGCAAGTTTGAAAGCTGTTTTAAATGTGGACCCAATCGGAACACCAAAGAAAGCAAGTACGAGCGCAGTCGCCATAACCGCGGCAATGAAAGCGATCCATTTGATTATCATCGATAATACCGCCGTGATAAAACTTTTTGCCATTGACTGGAAGCCTTCCTTCATAGAATCAGAAAACTTTTTGCCGTCTATTATCATTGACGAAAATCCACCCGCGAAACTGGTTACCATTCCGTCAATCGTCGTGCCCCATAATTTACCGAGATCCTTTTGCGATTTATTGAAAGTTGTATCGAAAACGCCTAGAGCCTTTTCTGCTGTTTTTAAAGCGTCCTTGATACGCTTTAATTCTTCGGCTGTATCTTTACCACCACCCCCACCACCTAGATCTGCCCCGCCACCCTCCGCTGCGACATCGCTCAATCCTCCACCTTCTCCACCTTCCTTGCCTGCCCCCAACCCACCACCAATTCCTGCGGGGCCAGCCATAAGCCCACCAATTCCTGCGGGGCCAGCCATAAGCCCACCAATCCCGGCGCCCTCTTGATCTTGCCCGAGCATAGCACCGCCGCCAGTAAATCCACCACCGGCGAAAGCTGATATGGCCCCAGTCTTTTCTTCGATCGCTGTTAATATTTCAAGGAATTTAGTGAATCCTTCTGATAGGGCTGTAACTGTCGGCAGAAGATTTTGAAACATTTCGAGGCGCAAATTCTCCAAAGCAACTCGGTTTCGATCGAATTGCTTTTCTGTGGTTGCCATGCGTTTTGCGAATTCTTCTGTAAGCGCTGTGTTTTCTTCGTAAGCTTCATCGGCTCTCTTTAATGCGCCTTCAAGCGACCCACCGGATACGGCAACGGAAATAAAAGCAGTTTTTAATCGCTCACTCGAAAACCCAAGTTCGTCGAGTCTTGCTCCAGCGTCATCCCCGGCGTCGGCAATGCCATTCAGGAATTTCACAAATTCTTTCCGGCCCTTTTTACCTCGCTGTATCAACTCGAGAAGCACCTTTTGTATGGCAGTTCCCCCTAGTTCAGCTTTTATTCCGGCAGCTGTGAACGCGGTCGATATCCCGAGTATTTCCGCAGACGTTAATCCTGCAATATTACCAACCCCCGCAATACGTGTCGCCATCTTTACGATCTCTCGCTCCGTTGTCTCAAAAGTATTCCCTAAATCAGTAACCACAGAGCCAACACGATCGATATTATCAATGGAATCGCCGGATAGTTTAATCAAACGGGCAAGGGAAAAAGACGCTTCTTCTGCGGAGAGGTTCGTCGTTTCGGCAAGCATCTGGACGACTCGCGTGAATTTAAGTAAATTTCCAGAGCCGCGGATCCCAAGCTGCCCGGCGATCTCCGTTACCTTCGCGAGACTGGCCGCAGACACACCCATTTCGACAGACATTTTTCGGAGGCCATCGGATATTTTGCCAAATTCTTTTTCGGTAGCATCGACCGTTTTTCGGACACCGGCGAAAGCCGATTCAAATTTGACCGCGACGCCTAAAGTTGCGTTGAAGGCTGTTTGTATGCCTCGGAGGGCTTGAGTAAATACAAAAACTTTTGCGGCAGCATTAACCCAAACGTCCCCGACAGTAGCAGCCGTCTGGACGTTCTTTTTCTTGACGATCGCAAGCTGGCTATTGACTTGGGCCATGCCTGCTTTTAGTTCCTTTACATCGGTCCCGACCGAAACGACTAATCGGCCTAATCCGCCAGCCTTCGCCATTTAGTTTTCCTCCTTAATAAGTCCCTTCGATACCGCATCTTCAGCGGTTATCGTTTTATTTTTCCTGAACTTACCATTTGCCATCGCCCAAATAACCGATGCATGATATTCGAGGAATCCTGTTCTCTCTTTCATTGTTCGCTCGAAATAAAAACCCAGTTGCCGCATCGTTAAATTACCAATGACCCAATCGGGGCTTTGCCCCATAGCAGAACTGACGGAAATAATCATTTCGGGGATCGTGATAATATCCCCTTGCTTCTTGACTACTTTCCGGCGCTTGCTCCCTGGGTTACTCGGACCATTGTTTGCAATAAAAAACGGATTTCGTTTTGATTATAGACGGCTTCGAAAGCAGCCATAATCTCGACGAGACTCGATTTTTCATTTAGCTCGTCCTCCGAAATTTCTGTCGCAAGAGAAACGATCGAAAACATTTTATCGATCAAAAAATCTCCGGCGTCCTCGTCAGCGATGCCATCTTTCGCATCGGCCGTAAGGACTCTTACAGCGCGCCTCTGACCGGCAATAGATAACCGCCTAACCTCTTTTGGCTTTCCGAAAAGCGTTATCGTGATTGGTTCGCCTTCCAAAACATGCATCTGTTTTTCCGCCTCTGTCATAAAGCAATCTCCTTTTTGATGATGTGTTACGGTTTGATTCTACTCAATTTCACAAGTTCTTCTCCTGCCGACAAAGCAGCAGCGCCCCAATCTGTCGCGCCAGGGTACATCGCGTCGAACTTCATAGGCATTTCGTGGGGCGAATCCAAATTCAAAGCGATAGCCACCTCACCGGCCGGTATTACTTTCCACATATCAGCTGTTAAAGTACCACCATCCGCCATAATATGCTGAAACCGCAAAGCATATTTATTGAAATCAGGCGCCCCGCCAACTTTCAATGTTTCATCGGCGCCAGATACAGCGGTCGTTCCATCGCCCAAAGCTTTCGCCAGAGCGTCCATATCCCATTCGATCCCTGTGAATTCGATCGAAACATCTTCTTGGCTCGCAAGAGCCTCTATCAAATTCTGAGGGCTTCCAGCGCGAATATCAGTTCTTTCCCGGATGACCGATAGCGTAGCATCGCCCGTGACATAACCAACATCTACGGAGGGGGTGGCCCCGACTGGCCCGAGAAAAATTATACCCGGCCCCATTGAAATCTGTGCTGCGTCCCCTGAAGGTTTATTGCGTCCCATAATTAAGTTTCTCCTTTGTCTTTGCTATTCAATTTTATGAACCATGGCCGCAATTCGGGTTCGCAAATACCCCGCTCAGACCTCAATTTTTTAGCGTATGCTGGTTTTTCCTTTTCACAATCTGGATCGATAAAAAGATTAATGATCTTGCATTTGAGGCATTTTACCTTAGCACAACCACCTCGAATACAAGCCGAAACTGAAACTTTCCGAGCCTTAACATGCACCCATCGATTTTGAATGTCAACGACCGCAATATGATTCCCGCACCTTCCACATAGCAACTTCTTGACGGTTGGGCTTTCTAGCAATTTAGTTTCGTCGCTCATATGGTTGCGTTTATCCTCCACCGGCTCGGGAAATGCATAATTCCATTTGGATCCGTTATCTGTGGTCCCTTTGAAATCTGCGTCATTTCGAATCCCTTTATGCCTATTGTATCGTCCCAGAACTTATTTCTATGAAGCGTATCGACAATGGATGCGTAAACACCCATCACATCGTCCCAAGTATAGGCTGAATATTCAACGCCACCGACGGCTGGCATCCATGGCTCAATCTGCAATATGATTTCATCCTGGAAAGCCTCCGAAGTCTTGCGGCCGGGTCCGGGCATGATATGAATGCTTATCGCCGGATATACAATATCCTGAATCGTTGAGACATGAGATCCGTAAATCCTCTGCCCTGTATATTCCAAGATCCGGCTTTCGGCCTTCAATAATGCGATGATTTTTTCTACCACTCTCGCGCGCGTGCTTGCCATTATAGCTTAACCTTCTTCCCGTTGAAATTGACGACTACGTTTTTAAGTGATCTTCCCAATAACTTTCTGGCTTCTCCCGCTTCTTCTTGGAGAGATCCATCAAGGAAATCACGAGGGATCATTCGAGAAGTCCCGAATATAACATGAACCGCGTGAGCCACGCCTTCAATCCCGACAAATGCTGAAGCCACCAGCTTCCCGCTTCGGATGCTTACCCGCTCAGTCCCGGAAAACTTCCCGGCCAGCATAACGCCTGATTGCGAATGAACTTGATATTCAGGATCATGAATATGCTGCGGGGATCGAGTCGCGTAAGGATGGCCCATATCTGCAAGTTGTTTCAGGCTATGATCTGACAGGGAAATATTAGCCTCCACCCTGTCATCGAGCAACTTCCTGACTTTCTCCATATCCTTATTGACTTCACGGAGAAAACCCTTTGTGAACCTCACGATGTTTTGCGCGACAACCTTCGCGCTTCGATCGGTAATTCCAGCCATTAGCACACCTTTTTAATATCAAAGTCGAACTTGTCCAGAACGCCTTTCACGTGCGCGACGCTCCCATTTCGCTCTTTTAATATCTTCGGCATTTGCCCAGCGCATATATTCAAATGTTTTTTGGCGATACTCAAATGCCGCCACGCGATATTCTGGTGCGCCCTCCAAAACGTAGGATCAAGTTTAAGGCAAAGCTCCATCATTTCCTCGGCCTTTACAGGATCTCCGTCATTGAGATAATGCAGGGACATATTGAACGGCGCGCGAGGATCGGCATTCCCTGAAATTTCAAACTGCTTTTGGCTCATCCGATGATACCTGTCCACCTTTGAGCGAATGCCGTCCTTCTCTTTGAGATAGCCAAGATGGTAAATCTTGACCGGGGAATGAATCACGGTCGCTTGTCCGTTTTTCACACGTGAGGATATTGAATCCTCGAGGCTCTCATGGATCAAACCCGAATAGAAATGCTCGTCGATGTTACGATAGAGCCGCATCGATTCAGAGAAAGAAAAGAGATTGTCTTCCGGGGCCGGTCCTCTCGGCGCTTCGAGATAATTCACAACGCTGAAAAGCCATGCGTCGGCATCCTCCTGAATGAATCCGAAGACATTAGACACCTCTGCAGACTTGAATCGTTCGTCGGCATCCATGCTTAGAATCCATTCATATCGGCACTTTGATTTCGCCCAGTTCCGCGCCTGCGAGAAATTAAGGATATCCCCATTCTCATCGCAATCAAATTTCTTTTCAAATACACGAACCGGCTTATAGACCAACTTGGCAAAGCGTTTTATTTCGGCCAGCGTGCGATCGGTGGATCCAGTATCTACGATCACAAATTCATCGACGGCCCTCTCGACATTAGTCAGCATATCGTATATGTGCCGGTCCTCATTCTTGCAAATCGTGACAAGAGAAACGCGGTTCGGTTCCCTGTACGTTTTAAGAACAACATTCCGATCGATCAAATGATGATAGTCTTCCGTTCCGACATCGGCCTTCACGGGGTGAGGATCCGCGGCTCTGTAAAAATCGTACTTCTTCTGCCTCTGTTCCGGCGTGTCATAGCCTAAATGTTTAACCGCCACATTGAGCCAGCTTATATTCTCAGGTGCAATGATCGGAGAGCTTCCGCAATGATGGTTATAGATATTCCGGTTTTCCTTGATTTTCATCCCGGGCAATATCTTAAAGAATCGGTAATTCTGGAACTTCCCGAAGGTGCTGTCGGCCCGGAACTTCTCCGTTCCATCCTTATCAACTTCCCAAATCGTGCGCCAGTTGCACCAATACGCAAAGATTTGCGGGTTTGGATTACGCATCAGGGACGGGGCAATCTCCGCGAACTTCTTCTCATACACCTCATCACCGTCCACGCTTATCACCCAATCAGCCTCGCGTTCAATCGCCTTTTGAAGTAACCAGTTCCGCTCGGCCTGTTCGTTGAATGGGTGGTCCGGCTCCGTCCACTCTTCCCATAGCGTGACTTTCGGAAAAGACAAGGCAATCTCTTTCGTGCGGTCCTGAGAGCGTGCAAACAGACAAATGATTTCGTCCGCAAATTCGCTTGTGCGTGCCAAGCTTTGCTCGATATATTGTTCACAGTTTGCAATTCGATATACGGCAATTAATTTCTGTTTTTCTTTGGGCTTCCATTTTTCGTAAAAGCGCTCCTGATTCACTTTCCCGTTTTCCATGTATTTCGACATCTTCAAATCACCGCGCTTGAATGTCTGTTGACCGTCATGCCATACAAACGTCGAATGATCGATCGCAAGCTTCCATCCCTTGAGTCTCGCGCGCAGGGAGATATCATTATCCTCAAAAGAATTACAAAAAACTTCGTCAAAGAGATACTCTTCGTCTTTCAGGAATTTTCGGTTAGCCATGATGCACCAGCCATAAAGCACGCCAGTCTCATAAAATTCATCTCTGTGATTGTTCCCCCAAAGGATTGCGGCGCCATCAAGGTCGAGTTTTTGGGAAGCTTTATTATTCTTAACGATATCCCCGACCGCTTGCCGGCCGTTCGAATTATTGGTGACAGGTCCGCACATAGCTATTTTTTCGTCGTTATCCATACATCGATCAAGACGACTGGCCCAATCCGGGGTGACGATCGTATCGGAATTCAGAAGGATGATTCGACGCCCCTCGGCTAATTCAACACCCTGGTTATTTGCCGGTCCGAAGTTCCGGTTATTTTCGTTCAGGATGCATTTCATGTTCGGATGAATCGTCGTCATATTTTGAGCATAGCCAGCGCTTCCGTCCGTTGAACCGTTATCGACAATGATAATCTCAAAATCTTTTGTGTGTTTAAATATAGACCGGACGCATCGCGTCAGCAATTCAGCCGTGTTCATATTTACAATAATGATGGAATATTTTAAGCCTTCTTTAATAGGCATCAGTTTCATTTTTGATTCCCCTTTTGTAGTGAATTATAAGCGGTTGAAGTTCTGTTCACGCGGTCCTTGACGTCCTTATACGCAGAACTGTATATCAAGGCTTCCTCTTTGTTGCAATTCCTTTGGTCGCAATTCTCACAGAGCAGACCCGCCCCGGCAAACATTCCGGTCTTGTGTCTCGTTGCGATCCTACGGTATTCGGGCGAGCTAAATATCTCGTCCAGATTTTGTGTTTTCAAATCACCGACTGTGAGTTTGCCATCATAATCAAAGCAGCACAGAATCACGGTTCCATCGACTTGAACCTGCAGAGGCCCATCAAAAACACGGCCGCAGGTTCTTTCTTGAGACCCTTGAATCCTTCGGTGTTTAAATAGATCACCCCAGTTATGGACAAGCCACACTTCCACAAGATCGGCTTTGCCTTCCCATAGCGCCCTCCAAGCCCAAGCATTCGCAACATTGACGCCCGGGACCGCGACGTGAGTCAACAGTACCTTTGTCGTCTTTCTAAGAGGAAAGATCGCATCGAGATAGCCCTTCACCTTTGCGAATTGGGATCCATCAACGCCATGCATCTTTGCGTAGTCTTCCGCGTTCTGTCCGTGAAAACTCACCCGGACGGAATGAAGCCCCGCGGCCTGAAGCTCGATGAACTTCTCGGGAGTCAATTTATCACCATTCGTAATCAAGAGAGGGTCGAGTCCTTTCGCGCGCGCGTACTTCACCTTTTCCTCTAAAGATACGTCAAGCAATGATTCACCAAGACCCGCGAACGTAAGGGATTTATATTGCGATGTTTCGGCAAGGATTTTATCAAGCAAAAATTTGAAGAGATTCAGGGACATCGTTTCCTTTGGTCGGCACAATTCCCCATTCATGCAGATAATGCATTTGTACTGGCAGAAGGTTGTTACTTCGAATCGCATTTCGGAATTCTCGGGAATCATGTGGGAGGCTCCTTTGTGAATTTATGGCCTTCAAGGTTGAGATTGATGAACGGATTGAGAGAATAAATATCGCATCCGTATACCTGCTTGATCTTTTTCTTTAATGCAATGGTTTGCTTTTCTACATCTCGAAACCATTTCTTGTAATAATCATCACATGCTTTTTTAGAGCCGTGAAACTTCAAAAGGTTTTCAGGGTATGTTTCTGCCGCCATTGCCCCGCGATCAACATATCCGCAACCATCCAAATAGCCACAGTCGTGACCGACCATGATTATATTTTTCGCTCCCATGTACGCGGCAAGATGGATCCCGCTTGTGATCGTCGAATAGCTGACAAAGATATCATCGTCTTGTCCAACGGCTTCAAGGTTCTTATCGAAATCATTCTCTATATCGCCATGCCTTACCCCTTTATGGCCGAAGACATAAGCTGCGCCCGAACCGTTTAAGCCATTCTCGATGTCACCATCCTTGTACTTGGACATGATGACGGTTTGTTTCGCTTCGATTGCGGCTTTAATGTAATCGGTATGCTTGGACATGAGATAGGTCAATTCAAATCTGTAATAGATTCGGTTGATCCCTATGGCAATTTTGTTCTTAAAGAAATCAGGTTCGATCCAAACTGCGGAAGCCCCGGAGCCAACCACCCAAATGTCTTGCCCCTTAAATTTGTCTTTTAGCTCGGCTGTGTTTCTCATTTATCCCTGACGCTCCACAAGCGCCTCTACGTGATGAGAGTTTCCATCGAAATCCATAATCGTCGTGATTTCCATTATGCGCCCAAACGTAAGACCGCTTATGCCCGAGATCGGATAAACGAGATCCCCGGGCTGAAGGTCGGCCGTGTAAAGCGCAAACATAAAATAATCAACCTTAGTCATCTGTCCGGGCGCTCGCCAAATATAACCCTTCGGATTGAAATCAAGATAAACCTCGAGGCTTGGATTAACCTCGGTTTCACTTGATGCGCGCCTCTGCCCCATGGCGGTCGTTGAGAATCCACCTCGGCGTCCGATCTTTACCCTCTGATTCAGGATCAAAGCATATTCGTCATCATGGTCCTGTTGATTCATTTTGATTAGCCCTCTCTGGATAGAATTGCCGGAAAAGCTCGGCATATAATTTCTGGTATTTATCAGACATGATCGATGCCGTGAAATAGTTCAAGGCTGTTTCCTGTCCAGTAACCGCAAGATTGTGCCTCAAAGCCGGCTGGATATATAAATAAATGATCGCCTCGGCCAGCGCAGATATCGTCGGTTGAGTAAGTTGAGCGGCGCCAAGAAGAAGTTCCTTCGTGACAGGGTTTTCCCACGTAATAACCGGGATCTTGCAGGTCATGGCCTCAAGATACACAAGCCCGAAACCTTCCGTCGGGGAAGGGTAAAGGAAAACGTCTAACGCCTCATACACCCAGCCGACCTCTTCAAGAGCCGGGATAAAATGCACGTTCGAAAGCGGGAGACTGGCGGCCATTATTTTGACCTTGGAGAGATAGCCCTTTGAATATTCGGCTTCATCCCCGGTTATGATGATATGCATATCTCTGATCAGATTGCTATCCTGTGCCTTCTTACAAGCCACAAGGAACGCCTCAAGGCATTTATCATGGCCTATGCGCCCAACGCGCCCAACAACGAAAGCGTCGTCAGGTATCCCAAGATGCTGTTTACACGACACATATCCAGACTCGATCATAACAGGGGCATGGCCTTCGGATGGATAGCTTTCGTGCTTCACGGTCCATTCCGGGTACCTCAAGAGCCTTTCGACATCAATCCCGTTGTGGATGGTCCGGCATTTCCTGTTCTGTTTCGTGACTTGATTGCTCACGCCCACGCGCGCGAAGACATGATCGTCCCGGACAACGGACACGACTGGGGAATGAATTGTCTCGATCGTGAGATATTCGCCACGGACCGCATCAGCAAGCCGACTAAGATTGCCGCCGGTATGTATGTGGATAATATCGGCCTCGATGTCGTGTGTGGCCTTACCATCGTCAACGAACACCTTTGCGCCAGCGTCTTCGAGAGGCTTACGCATTGGCCCATCCTTGTATGAATAGACAGTGTATTCGTTATTCGGATCATTCTTTATGATGCCATGGACAACGCGCTCGGCGCCACCCATTGCAAGCTGATTTAGCTCGTGTAGGATTTTCATTGTGCAATCTCCTTCGTTAAAATATACTGCCATAATTCGACTGGTTTATTTTCTAGGTTAATCTGACTTGAAACAAGACCGCTTTCGATCGTCCTGAAATGCTCGGAGCAGGCAACTTCAAACGCAGTTTTTGAGAAATAATACTGCTTGTCTGGATTCCATTCTTTATCATCGATCGATCACAACACCTCTTTCTTTGGTTCCTCGGCATCGTTAAACTTCAAAGCCCCGAATCCGCATTTTCCATGGAGGGGCAAATCACATTTTATCGGACCTTCTGGCTTGAATGACGTCCAGAACTTTTCCATATCATAATTCAAATAAACGTCATCGAATAAAACCAATGCGTTTTTATTCAATCGAGGTCGCCAATGATTGAATTCTTGAAGCGCCCGGCCATTGTGGTTTGTGTCGATATAAAGCAGATCAATATTTGAAATCGGTTCAAACGGTGAGGCAACGCTATCGCCTGTCAAATATTTAATATTTGAGCGTCTGCATTTTTCGAGGATTGCACTGGGGTTGTTGTCGATCGTAATGACTTTCCCGCCTGGGTTCCCCATCGCCATACACATTGAGGAAACGCCCTCGCAAGTCCCGAGTTCCACCATCAGGGAAGGGCACATCCTGTAACAGAACAAATAAAGGAATCGGTAATAAAGAGCTACCCGACAGGCATCAATCATTAGCCAGTCGAATAGTTTTACCTTTTCGGCCCGTTCACAGAAAGCCAAAAGGTCGTTTTCAGATAATTTTGGTAGCATCGTCATGCCTCCTGTTTTTAAAGTTCATCCCGCAATGCTTCACGGTCAATAAATTCTCTTTCACCAGCTCCATCAAAAGGACGGTCAACTGGTCCGAAGGTTTGTTCCCCAACGGCTTCCCATGGAACAACGCCACCCTCTAGGATTGCTTTTGCCTGGGCGCGTAATTCCCTTGCGATCTGAGTTGTGTCTTCGGAGTATTTGCCGGCCTGTTTCTTTTTAGCGAGAAGCGCCTTGCTGTTTGCGAGGATAAGAAGAAGTCCGGCCGCTGCAGCCCTGACCTCGTTATCGTTCTGAGAAAGGATGGAAGAAATTTCTTCGTCTTCAAAGACGTATTGCGATGAATCCGTATCGGCTATCCATAACCGAGTCTTCCCGATATTATTCCCGAGATTATATGTAAAACTCATGATGCCCCCTTAAAAAACAAGGCGAGGCCGGAGATAGTCCCCGAACCCCGCCTTGCCGAGTTTCGATAGCTTTACAAAATCTTTTAATTTCCACCCTTAAATGCGGGCTGATAGAAGGCGATCTTGACGCCATAATCCCACCGAATTTTGTAGCTGATGTCATCATATTCATAACCGTAATCGTCACGACCACCGCCAGCAATGCGAACTGCATCCGACGCTTTCAAAAACACTTCCGGCTCACGCTTACCATCAAGGAAAGCAATTTCGATCGCATGGGCCATTTCCGGTTTCGCCAACATGTACCAGCGATTAGGGAATGACGCCATAACTGGCTCAATGAGAGGCTCAAGAGGCCCATCACCAAGCGCTGAATCAAGCAACGGATTAGAGATAGGTGCATCCGTAGCTCCACGGCCGATCGTTGTCTGACGGGTCAGCCATCGGGCTGTTTCCGCAAGATTTGGAGACGTAAGCAAATACTTCGCTTGAAGCCCCATAATCTCACCGACGTCAGGATCAGTCGCTCGAGCGATCGCAGAATAACCAACCTGAAGCGCTGCAATACCGGCGGCATTCGCGGTCAGATTCGTAAAACTCTGGTTCGCAAGACCCGCACGTGTTCCGAAAAGCGCATTTCCGTCATACGCAGCACCATTTGATTCTAGCTGCAGAATTACAAGCTTTGCAACTGTCCGCTTCGCAGCGCGTCCCAACTTCTGAGGGACTTTCTTGAAGGCATCCAGATCATCATTGATGACCGTGTGACGCTTCAATTCAAACAACCGGCCCCGTGTCTCAACCGAGATGTCATACGCGCGATCCTTAAACGGAGTGGTTCGGTATGGCGCACCATCCCCAACCAGCAAAAGATCCTCCGCTTCGGAAAGCCAAGCCCTCTTATGAGACTTGAAATCGTTGACGCTTGTTACCAAGCAATAACGATCCCACGGAGAGGGAAACCCCCGGAAAGCTTCGATCAAAAGCTTGTGTTGCACGTTCGCCATAAGCTGAGGAAAGTCACATGGCGCAGCCGCTTCTTGCAATGTTGCAAAATACGTCCCGAGTAATGAATCGGGTCTAATAATAGGTTTCATAGTATAAAACTCCTTCCAAGATTTTTTTCGCTTCACTTATTTGCTTCTTGGATTTGAATCTTTTAAATCTTATTCAGCTTGCGAGGTCTGGTCACAGCCAGCAATCGCGCGCGGGTAACCGACATGCAATCTAACGGTGTAGACATTCGCCCCACCATCAGGATCAGCCATTTCAACTTGTCCGACCTCAATATCTCCACAAGCGGGAGTGATAGTCAAAGCCGCGGCGCTAACGTCCCAATACAAATACGTACCGACGCCAATGGTCCCTTGACCGTCATAAGTCAAATTCACAAGCCCGGATTCGACAAACGTAACAGTATTACCATTCAAAGCATGGTCTACTGGAACGCCAACGACCCCGTAACTCTCAGTAATCGAGCCGGAGGCCACATCTTTATCAAGCAATACTTCAATGCGCCGACCTGATTGATTTCGTAAATTAAGCATAATTTGTCCATCCTTTCAAAGAAAGATTTTATTTGCTGCAAAAATTTGAATCAATAAATCTTTTCTTACTTCTTTTCTTCTTTCTTAATCCCAAGGCGCGCTTCAAGTCCTTCGGTGATCTTTTCCGCACCCTCTTCATTCCGGGTGTTGTCTTCACCGGCACCAATCTTCACACCGCCGACTTCTTTGAGGTATTTTAACTCTTCCTCAATAGCGGCCTTAACCGTTTCTTCCAATTTCGTGATGCTTTCGTATGACTTCTCACAAAGCCGAGTGATCATACGTTCGCGGGAACGAGCAGGGAGCTTTGAAGCTTCGACAAGGTCGCGCACTTTCACTGCTTCCTTGGCCTGAACTTCACGGGCATCCGATTCGGCGATCTTCGTTTCAAGGGGCTTCACAGCCTCTTGAATTGCCTTTGTTTCCCGGATCTTATATTCTTTTTCCATATCTTCGCGCACCCTTGCTTCGATAATTTTCACGAGGTCCGGGCGCTCGTTTATCATTTCGTGTAACGTCACAGTTTTTAACATAGTTTTTCCTTCCTCTCTTAGTCTATTAGATTCTACAAGATTTAAAACTCGGCCTCGCGCACCAGCCTCCGTAACCCAGTCCGCGCTTCGAGGCGCGACAATTTGATCAATAATTTCCATTTTTTCGCCATCAATCATTCCCTCGCTCATGCGCCCGGAAGTGTTGATGCTGATTCCGACATGCTCGCGGAACACCTTATCACTTTCGAGAAGATCCCAGAAATCCTTTTGATGGACCGTAACCCATGCAATCAGCTTCCCGTTATCGTACCAGCTCTCGGTGATGGTCGAAATCCATTCCCTTAGAGAGCGTTCCGGCTTCTCCCGGTCCTCGCGGTCCGTCGGATGATCAAGGTACATTTTCAGGCCAGCAAATAATTCAGCTGCCTCTTGAATGGTTCGCCGCGGATAATGCCGACGCTTTCCAAAACTGGTCCCGGCCTCGATAAGAATAACCTTAATACGTTTCTCTGCCCGGTCGATATTCGCCTCTTTGAAGTCAACGGTACAACGATCGTCGATGTTGCAATTACCCTGATTTTTCTTTAGCAATGATTCGTTCAAGACGATGCCTTCCTTTGCCACAAATTTCATATCAACTTCATCGGGTTCTTGGAAGCTGAATATTCCTTTATCGTCTTCCTCATAAATTACCTTAAAATACCTTCCGTCATAATCTGCGATGACGTGGCCAGGGAATATCCAAGCGATATAAAGATACTTATTCGTCGTATCAAATACGTTAGCCATCTCAAGCGCGCGCGAAAGGCGAAGGGCGATATCGGCAAACGATCCAAGCGGGGCATTCTCTTGCACATTGCGGAGGCTCTCGGAATATGAGTCGGAGTTCTTATCCATCCATTCCTTAACGCTTCCCTCGCTGAACTTATTACGGTCAAACAGGAACTCACTAACGACCATCTGGCCGTCGCTGGTCTTCCCAAGGCGCGCACGAATGCCACCTCCGAGAGCGATCATTCGTTCCGATCCGGATAGGATATCCTTGCTTTCCCGACGTACCACAAGGTTATTTGACACGATCTCGACCATGTCCTCAAATACATTCGCTTTAGAATTATGGTTTTTCATTTTCAAGCACCTCGACCTTTAAGAGTTTAAATCCGGCTTTAGATTCCGTTTCAGCGTCCCGCAGCATCGTGATATCTGCCTCGGATAGATCCTCATCACCGACGATCTGGATTGCGTGCCGACAATTCGATTGGCATATCTGTTCGCCCGGGATCGGCACTTTACTCAAAGGCCATGGGTTGCCTTGGATAGCCGATACGCATTCCGTACAGCTTCCAAGATCCTCAACGCCCACAAAGTTCGCTTTGGCTTCCGTTCCCTTACCGGATTCAGGAATGGCACGTTGGCCGACGGTCCACAACGATCCGCCGTACTTCCCAACCTGCGTTTCCATTGCCGCTAATGTCTCATTTAATTGCTTGGTTGCGGCCATTTCGCTTTCGAAGGTCATTTGACGAAGGCCAACCAGTTTCTTCTTCAATTTTGGCATTAATGAATTCTCAACAAAGCCACGGTTCCAGTCAAGTTGATCATCGATGAAACTATCCAAACGGGCCTCGACTATCCTGTGATCGCTCTCCCGGATTTGGACTTGAGACTTGACGTAACTCTCGCCTATGTGCGTCATTTGCGGATAATACTTGCTGGCGGCCTTGAGCATCTTTTCCTCAAAGCGTTTAAGGATTCGATCGATGTTCTCAACCCGGAAGACCCAGTTTTCGCTCGGTAACATGAAAAGGCTCATCGAGTCATTGGTTTCTGCGAGCATCTCGTTAAAGTTACCGGCAATGAGTTTCACGTATCCGTTCAACTTCCGAAGCATGTCCTTAGAGGTTTCAGCAATCGTCAGGGACTTGGAACGCTGTGGCTCCAAATCTTTAGGTACGGTCGAAACGGCCTCCTTGAGAGGCTTCTTGACAGCTTTGGCCTTTTTCTTTGCTTTAGGTTTTGGTTTCAGGTTTGGATCCGGTGGCTGGCCAAAAGGCTGCGGGGGTGGCGGTGGATCATCAAAATCCTTATCCATCTCTTCTTCGATGTTTGTAATCTTCATACCCTGCAGCATGAAGCGCTGGGCAGTCTCGGTCGGGATAAGCATCCCCTTCTTGGCCTTATCCATGGCATCGGCCAGCAACGAAATATCTTCATCAAGGATCGGGGGAAACTCAATATCAATGTGCCGGTCCTTAAAGCCGCGGCCCTTGGATGGTTTCAGGCGGTTATTCAGTTCGTTATAATCAAACATATTTTTGTTGATCGCCATCAGCTTCATGGAAATATCGAATTGCAGAACGTCGTTAAAAATACCTTTCCAAATCTTCCGGCGTGCTTGAAACTTCTTCAGCATCGGGAGTTCCATTGACTTCGATGTCGCAAGGTTCCCGGTTGATGGATCCCCGAAGTAATGCTCCATAAGCCCAAAGGCTGCAATCATCATAAGCAGGGATTGACGGATGCCTGTCTCGAATAGCTTCGCGCTTGAGGCCGGTAAGCCGACAGCGTTCATCTCAATCTTGTCGTTGTGCATATACGTCGAGCCAGCCTGAAACGCTGGATTCGTGAGGCCGGTGTTTTGCTGGATCCGTGACTTGGCTTGATTGATTTGACCCTTCGTGCCGGTGATTTTCTTGTTCCATGCGTATTGAGCCTGCGCCCGGATGAATGACGCGGTATCGCTGTTAATCCCTGCGTTTGCGTTCATCCAATCGAGAGCGCGGTAAACTTCCGGGATGCCACGCCTGTCGAGGATATCGCTGTTGATCTTCACGTGGTATAGATATGTCTGCTTCAAGACTTCCTTTTCGTTGATCTCTAATTCCTTGAGCATCTTCACCCATTCGTCGGTCAATTCCCCGTGGTTCCAAAGTATCGCGGCGCCGTTCGCATAATCAGGAATGTATTGCTTCCCGCCCGGGATGGACCGCAAATAGAAAAGGTTTCGGATCGTGTCAAATTTATCCACGATCGGGACAATGCCGAGAGGATCCATCGGCCGGACGTACACGCTTCCGTCGGTGTCAACCTGCAGGGCAAGCATCAATTCACCGTCGTACTGCAGCTTATTCGATAATTTCATTTGAGCGAGTTCGCCTGTGAATCCAAGCTGGTTATCTGGATCCGTCCAAAAGTCGGCAACGATCTTTTCGAGTTCGGTGTCTTTGGATCTCGGTTGCGTAATGCCATCCCCGAAGGTGTACCAAGTCGTAAGATGCAGGGCTTGTGCGATGATTGGATTTTTGATATAGGCAAGCCGACAACGGCGGACCATGTTCTCGTAGGATTCTCTTGCTTGGGTATGCGATTGCGATTGCGGGTCATTCATTCGGATCCAGCCAATGTCCTCAAGCTGGCGTTCGGCGAGCGTTATGGCTTCAATGAGCTGGTTCATTTTCTTTGAACTGGAAATCTCAAGACCGAATAATTTCATTTAGCCTCCACAGGTTTTAAAGTATTTAGCCTAGTCGCCCACGGCTCTTCACGCCACCAAGTCAAAACAAACACCAAACTGTAAATCGCCCACACAACAAAAACGCCGCAAAAAATAGCTTTAAAAAATATCATATCTGCTCTGTAATTTCAAGTCTTGCCGATTCATCCACGATCGTTTCTTCGTCCTCAACCTCATCACCCTGCCCTTTTGCAATCGAAGCACACACGCCTGCAACCGCATCGTCTACGTCTTTGGTTGAGCCTTGCGCGTGATCGACTTTCTTGCCTTTGATGAGTTCCAGGCGTTTCGCTTCGTGAAGGATCATCGGATGGTTGCATTCAAGTTTTCCAGTATTGATAAGGGATTTGAAAGTATCATAAGCCTCTGTATTTCGATCTACACTTATAAGATCGGTCGGGTATTGATTATCCTCAAGCTGCTGTCGGCTGTGCAACGATTGAAAACCGTCAAACGACACCATCCTGATCGGGAAACCCCGGCCGCCAAGCTCATAAACAAGTTTCACAACATCATCGATTCTAACTTGATCCTTGCCGTTTATAATATCGACTCTCTCGCCTTTCTCCCTAAATTGTTCCGCGCGTTTTTCAGTTGTTATCCGGAGAACTAAATCAATGACCACTTTTCCGTTTGGCTCGTCATGCGCCAGCGCGAAGCCGCACGCATCACGGACGATGCCAAGATCGATGTGGATCGAGTACATCGCCCCAGGCTTCGGAGTAATTGCCGGATTGATCCTATTGTCAATGGCCGGTGCCGGGATTTTGCTATTCTTAATGATCGAATCCAGTCGGCGGATTTCCTCGTCTGTGAAATAAGACTCAAGCGTTAGGGATGCAACGGAGCCGAAATCGCGCCATGCCTTTTTTGGATCTCGGTCGAAGTCCCGCTTATACTTATTCGGGATCTTGACCATCTTCCGGGTGATTGAATGCTTTAGCTCGAA